ATAGAAGAGCTAAGAAGAGCATGGGATGGTCAAGGTGCAGCTAATGTAGACTTTTCTAACAACCCTATAGCTACTTTTAATACTCCTAAGCCACCTACTTTAGATGGTTCGCCAATAAGCCAATACGATTTAGATAGAATACAATTGGAAGGGAGACCCCAACCTGGCAGAGACTTAGAATCTTTTAACGATGTCGAAATGCCTGATTATAACTTTAGAGGATATAGGATAAAATAATGGCAAAGATAGATAGAAAAAAGGTAAGCAAACTCGTACAACTGTTTGAAAGTGGTAAGAACCAACCGCTATGGAGTGGAGGTCGTAGAGGAGGTAGAGGACCAGAGAATGTTAAGACATACTCTCAAGCTGAGGTTGATGAGATGAATAGAGTTAATCAACAAGCAAGTGAGATGGCTTATGATATAGATGGTATGAATAAGTTTGAAGGTGGAGCATTTCAAGATACATTCCCACGCTATCAAGAGAACTTTCAGTTTCGTGGTAAAAGAAGAGGACCAAATGGAGAAGGTGAGGTACCAACTACATTTAAAGTAAGAAAAGACCCTGCTGGCTATAGAACAACTGCTAACGGTACATTTAGAGATATAGAGCTAATGCAACCTGATGTAACTAAGTATGATACACCAGATGTAGCAAGAATGAATAGTTATGGTAATGGTGAATTCATAGACTCTCAAGGTTTATTAGGAGGAGACAAACCAACATACGTTAGAGGTAATGGATTTCCTAATAATGATTACCTAATGTCTCCTAAAATGAAGATAGAACAAGGCTTAAAGAGTGGAGATATGAATCTCAAACAAATGAATGGAGAACTATATGGTTCGAATGAAGATTGGTGGAAGACACTAGGACTAGATGAATTAGATTAATAGCCAAATGGCTAACACGTGATAGACGTTATCTATCAAATTAAAGGAAGAAATATGACTGAGCAAATCAATGACGCTTCAAATGAAGCAGTTGAAACTCCAACAACAGAAGAGGTTTTTGAAAAGATACTCGATGCTGAAGAGTCACCAACTGACCAACCTGAGGCAGAAGAAGTAGAACAAGATGAAACTGAAGAGGTAGATGAGTACGAAGAAGAAGAATCTACTGATGAAGATGAGATGGAAGATGATGAAGAACTCGATGAAGAGGAATCTGAAGAAGATGAACCAGAAGCAGAGAGAACATTCAAAGTTAAAGCAGCAGGTGAGGAGTTAGATGTAACCGAATCTGAGCTTATTAAATCTTATCAAATGGGCAAAGACTATACTAAAAAGAGTCAAGCGTTAGCAGAGCAATCTAAAGTAGTACAAGCTAACATGAACAAGATTCAAGAGTCTATGCAGTTGCGAGACGAATACGCTCAAAAATTAAGTCAAATTACTCAAGTGTTGAATGAAGACATGGAGAGTGAGGAAGATTTAATTAACATGAAAGAGAACGACCCGGTAGGCTATGCTGTAAAAATAGCAGAGCAAACAGAGAATCAACGTAAGATGAAAATGATAGAACAAGAGCAACAAAGAGTAGCTATGCAGCAAAGAGCAGCTCAACAAGAACATTTTGCTCAAAACATTTCTCATCAATCTAAAAAGTTGACAGAACTAATACCTGAGTTTTCTGATACCAAAAAAGCCGAACAAGTCAAAACAGACATTCGTAGCTACGGTAAAGAAATGGGCTTCAGTGACCAAGAAATGTCTACTGTTTACGATGCAAGACACGTAAGCATGTTGCATAAAGCCATGAAATACGACAGACTAATGAGTAATAAAGGTAAGACTAAGAAACAAGTTACCAATGCTCCTAGAATGACTAAAAATCGTGGTAAGGTTAAAAATGCTGATGTCTACACAAAACAGAAACGAAGACTTAAATCTTCAGGAACAGTTGAAGACGCAGTCAGCGTATTTAAAAACTTTTTATAGAGGAAACATAAGAAATGGCAACATATAAAACCTACGATACCATTGGTATTCGTGAAGACTTACAAAATGCGATTTATGACATATCGCCAACAACTACACCGTTCATGTCAACAATTGGCAAATCAACTGCTAAGAACACGTACCATGAATGGCAGACAGACTCTTTAGCTTCAGTAAATAAAGACAATGCACAAGTTGAGGGAGCAGATGCTGTATCACCTACACTAACACCTACAACACGTGTTGGTAACTATACTCAAATCAGTGATAAAGTAGTTCAAGTGTCTGTAACTGACGACAAAGTAGATAAAGCTGGTCGTTCTACAGAAACAGCATATCAACTAGCTAAAGCTTCTGCTGAGCTAAAACGAGACATGGAATCTATCCTATTGTCTGACCAAGCACAAACTGCTGGTGATTCAGCTACACCACGTAAATTAGGTGGATTTCAGTCATGGCTAACTACTAATGTGGTTGCTGGTTCTGGTGCATTCACTGAGCAAAACGTGAAAGATGCAATGTTGAAAGCCTACACAGAAGGTGGCGAACCAACAATGCTGTTAGTATCTCCAGCTCAAAAACAGGTAATATCTACATTTGAAGGTATTGCTGGTCAAAGATATCAAGCTCCTAAATCTTCACCAACTACAATCATTGGTACTGCTGACGTATATCTGTCAGACTTTGGTACACTAAATGTAGTTCCTGATAGATTCTTGGACGATGATGTAGCATTAATCGTTGACCCTTCAATGACAAATGTGGCATATCTCAGACCGTTTAAGCAAACTAAACTAGCTAAAACTGGTGATTCAGAGAAACACCTAATGAACGTTGAGTACACACTCGTTGTTAAAAACGAAGCTGCTCACGCAATGGTAACAGACTTAACAGTCTAAATCGTGTAATAGCCCTCTTAGGAGGGCATTACCAATAAGGGATAATATGAAGAAATTTAAAGACAACAATGACAGGACTACAAGTGTTGGTCTTAATGATAAGGATGAAATAACACTAAAAACAGAACAAAACGTAGATGCTCTAATTGAGCAAAACAAAAAAGAATATAATAACGCTGAGACTAAATGGTCAGACCAACTGTTTGGAAACAAGGTAGCTAGCATACCATACACAGCAATAGACCATTTAAACAAAATAGGGGTAATGAAAGGTTTCTCAGTGCTTGACCAAAAAAGATTCTATTCTTGGTTAAATGACCCTGAGAATCTATACTTTAGAACAAAACCAGGAACATTATAATGCCAGCATTTACATCATATGATAATTTAAAGACTAACATAGCAGATTACCTTGCAAGACAAGACTTAACTGACAAAATACCTATGTTTGTATCGTTAGCAGAGAAGAGACTTAACAGAGATTTAAGACTCAGACAGATGTTACAACAGTCTACATACTCGCTTACTAGTGGTTATACAGTACCAACACCAGCAGACTTCTTAGAAATGAAGGACATTCATATTGATGCAAATCCTGTGGTTAATCTTAACTTTAAGACTGTATCTCAGTTCTATAGATTAAGTAATTCTAGTGGTAGTGGAGTTCCTATTAACTACACATTAGTAAGTGACAACTTTGTGTTAGCACCGAGACCAACTGGTAGCTCAACAATTAACATGACATACTACAAGATACCAAAGGTATTATCAGACACTAATCCATCTAACGAATACTTAGAAGTATGCCCAGACTTGTTGCTATACGCATCATTAGTAGAAACTGCACCATTCTTAATGGATGATGCAAGGCTACAAACATGGGAAAGCTTATACACAAGAGGATTAACAAGCATAACCAAATCAGACGAACAATCAGAATTTCCAGCTCAACCACTCGCAGTACAAATTACATAGGACACAACATGGACTTTTCAAATTATCTAGCAGACAAACTTATAGATGCCACAGTAAGAAATATACCTTACGATACACCAGAAGATGTATTTATTGCTTTATACACAACAGACCCAACCAAAGAAGATGTAGGAGCAGAGGTAAGTGAAGCCTCTTACAATAGACAGAAGGTTGTGATGTCAGCTCCAGTTGAAGGAGTTTCACAAAACTCAGCACAAATAGACTTTGCAGAAGCAACAAGTAATTGGGGTTGGATTACACACATTGGCATTAGAGACCAAGCTTATGATGGCAATTTACTTTACTTTA